CCGAAACGCTCGCCAGCATTGCCGAACATTCGAACGTGTCGTTCGCTTTTCTGAATCGCTTTAAAGGCCCGATTGGCGAGACCGAAGTACCTAGTGCCGATAGACTCGAAAGACTCTATGAGTATCTCACCGGAAAGGAACTGGAGTTTTAAGCCCATGTACCAAGCTACTCAATGGTGGGATAATATTCCCCATGCGATGCGAGACCATGCGCATTTCATGTGCGCGACTGATAAGAAAATACCATTCAATCCGTACACTGGTTCGTTCGGCAAAGATGACCCTGCCAATTGGATGACCTATGGAGACGCTTGTTATTGGGCTGAAACCCAGACTTTGGTGATTGGCTTTGTACCGAGACCCGATGACCCATTCGTTATCATCGACCTCGACAACAAGCCTGAAAGCAACATTAGCGCTGAAGATGCCGCGCTGCGCGATCAGCTATTGGCGTGGGCGATTGAAAATACCTACGTCGAGAAGTCATCGAGTGGGAATGGCTACCATGTGGTCATCACCGGCGCATTGCCAGCAGATATTAACCGCGGTACAAAACGAGGTGTCGAGGCATATGCCAATAAGGGCTTCGTTATCCTGACGGGCAACATCGTCAGCAAGACGCGGGAAATTGCGCATTCGCCTAGTACTTGCGAATGGCTTTATGCGACCTATGCCGCAGGTACAGCCACTGATCGGTCAGAAGGGAATGACTTTTATTCTCTGAATCAGGAACAGATCAACAATCCCCCGCAATGGGAGCTTGACGAAGACCAAAAGTTTTTGGATTCAATCAAAGGCTGGAAAAATGAGAACAAGATTCGTTCCTGGTTCTATGCTGAAGATACCGATGCGACCGGGGTAGGCGGATCGGTTGGCGATTTACAATTGGTACAGCTGTTTGTTGAATTCACCCGAAAGCGCAAGTATCCGGATGAATCGGCAATGCGTATGTTTCTTCGCTCGCCGCGTGGTCGCAAGCTTGGGCGCAAAAACGGATCGTGGCCTAAATATTGCATGACCACATTGCTAGCTGCAAAGAATATGGTTGCTAGCGGCAAAGAAAAACAAACGGGCTTGGCTGAAGGCGTGAACAATATGTTGGCTGAATTTGAAGCCAAGCGCTTGCAGCATGCGGAACTGCATACCGCTAATACATTGAATCGTGCAGCCGGTATCCCGATGCCGCAAGTGCCGAATATGCCCCCAGTGGTTTACAAGCACAAATTTGATTTCCTAAAGCCCAGCGACATTTTAAGCGAAAGCCCTTTGGAGTGGGCGCTCGAAAACGTTTTTCAAATGCGCTCGGTCAATGCTATTTACGGCTGGTCTGGCGTCGGCAAGTCGTTTGTAGCTATTGACTTAATGTTTGCATTTGCCGAAGGTCGGGAATGGTTCGGCCATGAAACGCAACAACTGAGCGTGACCTATCTTGCGCTTGAAGGTGGCGATGGTTTGCGTAACCGCTTGCATGCTTATATGCACGGTTCTAAAAAACATAGCTTGCCTGATAGCATCGACATTTATCGGGGCAAATTCAATTTGCGTTCTAAGGAAATGATCGGTGAGTTTATTGACCAGCGCAAACAGGCTGAAGCTTTCGGCGGCGTAATCTTTATTGACACCTTTGCGAAAGCTATACCGGGCGCCGATGAAAATAGCGCAAATGATATGGGAGACGCAGTTGTAGCTGCCGAATTGATGAAAGATCAGTTGGGTGCGTGCGTCATTATCGTTCACCACAGTACCAAGCCTGATAAGGTGACCGGAATTGCGGGCGGCTTGCGCGGATCGGGCGCTATTCAAGCCGGTATTGATGGCGTGATGCAGGTTGCCAAGCGTGAAGAGTGGGACGAGAAAAATGGAACGCTCATTAGCCGCACGCGCTTTATTGTTATGGACAAAGTGAAGGACGGCGAGGACGGTACCCATTATCCGTTTGATCTTCCGAAAGTCAAGATCGGTGAGCGCACCCGAAAGAGCGGGGAAATTGTTGATGTATTCTCATGCCATGTGGTCAATTTGCGCGACCAAGTGAACAGCAGAATCGCGCCGGTTGCAAGCAATAATGTGCCGACCTATAGCGAAGCCGAACATGCAGGAACAGCAGCGACCCGAGTGCCGAAAGCACCGCGCAGTGGAGCCAAGTCACAAAGTGCAGCGAATGAGCAACACGCAAATAGCTATGAGTGGGCGCAATTGATACAGACCGCGTTGACCTTAGATGCGCAAAGAACCCACTTTGCAAATAAGGGAAAGTTTGGGGCGCCACCAGATAAAACCGCAACCCCTAGAAGCGCCCTTGTGAATCTCGTTTGGGAGATTGCGAACCCGCCAGAATTGACCCGAGAGTTGAAAAAGGCTTTGATGAATACGTTAGATTACCAATATAAAAGTGGTAAAATTGGGCGCGCTATGAACGATGGTACTCAATACTTTTGGCAAAGTTAGATGGTCTGAATATAATGGTCTGAGTCTGAAAATTGTCTGAATCGTCAGACCGTTTTTCAGACAATTCAGACCAATTCAGACCATTTTCAGACATGCGGTCTGAATCCTTATGGGATAAGGGATGTAGCGAGTTTCAGACTGGTCTTAATCCTTATGCGCGCGTCGCATAGCATTTCACCCTTTCAGGGATGAAATATGCGGCGAAATGCGAAGGCAAATTTATTTTTCAGAATAGGTGAATTTTTCTAACTTTTTGGAGAAGTGAGAAATGGGCTTTGATCGTAAGATTGCGCAGTTGACAGCAAGTGGTGCAAACCTTTATTGCGTCGATGATACGGGTGGTGGATGGTGGCTGGATGAAAGCGGTACATGGAAACCATTACCTAAACTTCCGTCTTTTATGGATACCGCGAATGAAGCGTATGCAATTGAAACGGCGCGAATTATTCGGGCAAGGGGGCAAGGTGGTTGAAAGGTACAAACGTTTACTTGGAGGACTAGAAAAATGGGTACAGGAGTAGAAAGGGGTGATCCTGCTGGACTAGCGGGTGCTAGTGAGCATAGCCAGCAGGTAGCGTTGATGGCCGCGGTGGCGCAGTATGTGGAGAGCGAGGGGGCGCTGCGGTGGCTCTATGCGGTGCCGAATGGCGGGAGCCGTGGTAGCGATCAGCGGTCGGCCATGATTCAAGGTGGCATGCTGAAGGCGGAAGGCGCGAAAGCGGGCGTGGCTGACCTTTGCCTACCTGTGGCTAGGCATGGCTATCACGCATTTTACATTGAGATGAAAAAGCCCGGTGGCGGCGCGCAGAGCAAAGAGCAAAAAGCTTTCGAGGTACATTGCCAGCAGGAAGGCAACCTCTATGCCATTTTCCACTACTGGCACGAAGCCTTTCGCGCGCTCATGTGGTACCTAGGCTTTGAGCATTCGAAAGCTTGGCCGCTGCCTTCGTGAGAGCCGATTTCGGATTATCGGGATCAGCAGAGCATATTCGCCCTATCCGATCCCGATTTAGCCAGCCAGAATCGCAATCACTTGGAATTAAAGCGCTTGCTGGCCTCCGCTGCCGCTGCCTCATTCGCCTTTGCCGAATCATTCGCCTTTTTCCAAGCCTGATACTGGGTACGGGCGGTGCCGCTAGCGATCCCGCGCGCCACGCATTCGTCCTGCACTTCTTTGCGGCTGGGCTTCGGCAAGCCCGCCGCGAGCGCTGCCGCGATCATTTCATCGGCAATCGCCCAGACTCGCTTAACCGGGCGTTCGACCGAGCTAAGGCGCACCCAAGGCTTGCCATTGAGCGTTGATTCGCTCGCTTGCGCATTGGCGATGCGTTCGGCTTCTTCTTCGAGCGCGGCCGTATCCACTTCAAAATCGCTTGCCTTCGGGAAGGTCCATACATCGGTCTTGCTGGCTTCGGTCAGGCAAGCTTGCCATGCATTCGAGCGGTCAATCGGCTGGCGAATTTGCACCGTCCACTGACCATCCACTTTCTCGACGAAGGCGCTATCTTTCCAAGCGGCGCCAAAGTTTTTGCGAGCGGCGTTCATTGCGGCGATATTGGTAGCAAACATTTCATTCTCCAAGTCAGGTTTAGCGCCAATGTGGCTAGGCTGCGGGCTTGCTGCATCCATGAATAGAATTATAGATCATGGAGTTTAAAAGGCACGAGAAAAATAGAAAAATCTCGAAAATATATGCTATGCCCTTGCGGCGCGTTTATAGCCCCTTGGCGGGCTTGGTGGCCTAATAGATAGCAGAGCATAGGCGAAGGCCCGCGAGCGGCATGTCACGAATCATGCCAGAACTACTCTTATATAAGACTGAAGATTACTCTTGTATAAGAGTATGCTGGCAAAGAACATGCCAGCTTGCGCTTTTTAGCTCGAACATTATATCTATCGGGTCACGAGAAGCCCATAGGCGTTAGCTATTTACCATAATGGGCATTATCGAAGAATTTGCGAAGGCAATGATTGCGATAGTTGATGGGTACTGTTGCCCGATAGTCGATCAATTGATGTTCGATAGAAAATATTGATTAGACCATTTCGCTTGCTAATCTATAATTCTCTTTAAGCGATGCAGCCGCAGCGCTCCGATCAACAGGATAAGATCATGAGATTCGTAGCCAAGCTGACGCACCGCAATTTCGCCAATGTTACCTATGGGTACGGCGAGAATCAGCGTGATGCCGTTCTGAACGCGTTGGATAAGCTTGGTTCGGTTTTCTTTTGCTCGTTTGATACGATGGTATCGATCTACAGCGAGAGCGAGCGAGGGGAAGTGCAATCGGTCTGGCTCGGTGAATTGTGTCACTTCAAAGGCTGATGCGTGGCGGGGTACTGTTTCCTCAAATTCTTCGTGCGCTTTCGGATAGGTAATCTATAATTCTCTTCATGGGCTGGCGCTGGGCTGGCCCGAGACGAAGGGGATAAGATCATGAATTCATTCGACCTGCTGATGGCTGAACACGAAGCGCGCCGCTTGGCTAACAATATCCAAAGCTTCCGCTTCCGCCAATCGCTTGGCTACGGTGATCATAGCCAAGCCATCAAAGAGCATGAGGAACAGCTGGCTAGCCTGAAGCGGCTGATGGCGAGCTAGCGCCTAGCACGAGCCGTGCCAGCTTGGGCGGCTCTGGCTGGCTGCGCGGATCAGGCAGAGCGACCACCCCTACCACCAAAGAATGCTTGTGCCGGTACCCTTTATCGTAGCCGGGTACCTCCCACAATTTTCACCAAATCCTCCACATCACCACCCCTCGTCTTACTCCCCGCACTAATCCCCATTTCCGTACCAAAATTTTATAAAAATTAAAAGGTACAGATTGTCAACAGTGTACAACTGAAAGTACATGCTATGCTAGGCGCATTCTATTTCAATGCGTGAGCTAGCGACAATGACCAACTCCACCGACAATCAAGTACTTTGCTTTAATCTCGCTTCGCTCGACTGCGGGGTGAAGCATGACTAATTCCACAGATAACCAGGTTCTCAGCCCTGACGGACTCCTGCCTTCCTATGGCGACGAGGAATCGGTCGAAGACGTGCTGGCAAAGCGCCAGAAGACCGGTGGCCGCCAGAAAGGTACACCGAACAAGCAGAAGAAGTTCGAACTGATGAAGACCGCCCAACTCTACGGGCTGCGCGCGGTTGCCACATTGGTTGAAGCGATGGAAGACGAAGGCGCTCCGTGGACCGCCCGACTTTCCGCCGCCACCGAAATCTTGGATCGCGGTTTCGGTAAAGCCAAACAAGTGCAAGAAATCACCGGTGCCGATGGTGGTGAAATTCAGAGCCGACTTATCATCGAATTCGTCGGCCAATTGCCTTCGGTCTCGGCTGGCGCCTCGACTGAGCGGCCCCTGCAACCTGCCGATGAAGTGCAAGCCAATACCACTGTGGCTAGCGCTCTCAACTCACCTTTCCGCAATGCTCAACTCGGGCGCCCGGCTTTCGGGTCCGATACCATCACGGACGTGGTGGAGAAGCAAGCCCGCACTCTGCAAGTGCCCGTCTTCAAAAAGCCGTGGGAATAAAAACCAACTATGACTAACGTCCCCGATCTTGCCGCTCTCCACATTTACGCCGACCGCCTGGTTTCGACTCACTATTTGTCAACATTTCCACCGGATCGGATTGACGAGGTTAAAGCTTCCATTTACCAGATTCTCGCCAAGCAGGTTTCAAAAGATTTGGTGCCATTGGTCAGACCAAGCGAACTGGTCAACGGTGTGATTATTTGTGAGCTTGACTTTTTCGCACTCACGCCCGAACAGTATTGGCAATTGGTGAGAAACCAGAAATGAATCCACTAGCTCGCTGCGCTCGACCGATAAACTTTAACGAAGGTGGATACTTTCTCACTTTCTACCACTCGCCCACTTTCACCCGCCTTTACCTCGGGCTTCCGATCAAAGCCCGTTGGGCGCACTGGTCTAAAACTTGGTGGCATATAGGAGACTCCACAAATGTCCCACATTGAAAACTTACCCGGCATCCACCTTTTCAGCCATCGGGTCATTGGTGCCAATATTGCCGGTGCTGACATTCAGCGTGAGCACTTGGAGCGCTCGGTGCAAAACGATCTGTGCCGCGACTTCTGCACCCGACTTACTAAACTGGTTCATCGTGAAGAAGGTTCGGAAGGTAAGCTAATTATGAGCCTCGACGTTTACGTGCTCACTAAAGATGAATACGTGGAATTGGTGAATCGAGCCAATCCCATTCCGCCCGGAGTAGATCATGACCTCTCGTGAAGAGTGGGAAGCGAAAAACGAGCAGAAGATTTTTGACACGGCGCAGCGCATTTACCAGCAGCAATATGCAATCTATACTGGCCCGCGCTCTGCGGTGCCCGGCTGGATTTGCCCGTGCTGCCACTTGGCGAATGTGATCACCGACCTTAACTGCACTGACTGCGGACACTCGCAATGACACCTTTCGACCAAGAAGCCGAGATTCAAACATTGCGCCAAGAAGTACATGTGGCCAATCGGATTTCCGATCTGCTGAACGATCCAATCATCGACCAGTCTCTTAACGGAATGCTTCATGGGTTGCAAAACCAATGGCTCATTACGCAACGGGCCGAAGATCGCGAAGCGCTCTGGCTGCGCGCAGTTGGCTTGCAAGAATTCATTACCACGTTGAAGTCCCTTATCGATTCCGGCAAGATGGCCGCTACGCAACTGGAGTTACTGAAAAATGGCAACGAAGAACCCACCGAAGAGTGATGCACCGGTCCCGGCGTGGGTTCCCGGCGCTGTACCTCAAGCCGCCCCCTCGCTGGCGAATCCGTTCGATCTGACGCACATGGCGCCCGAACATTCTCAATCACCGTTCGAGGACAATTACAACGTCGATCCGCCCGCGCGTCGTTCGCCTTTCCTTCCGCCGCCGCCCGAAGAAGCCGCCGCTGTACCTCCGACCCATGAGCGCCCGGAAGGCACGCCCGACTGGGCAATCTTTGCTTCGTTCATTCAAAAGCACGGCGATCAGATCATTCGCGCTCAATACCCGACCCCGATGGGTGAAGTAGTCGATACCATCTGGTGCGGCGTGCCGGTCACCGATGGCCCGGCTGCGGTCATTCTACACAAGCGCGCTGGGCTGGTCTCGTGGGCCGAAGCCACCGTTGGCACGCCCTACGAAGGAAAGTAATGCAACTCGCGCCCCCGCAAGCACCGGTGAAAAAAGCCGGTAATCAAATGCCCACTTGGTCCAAAGTTTTATTTGAGCCACAATGGCGGTATATCAGCGTGCGCGGTGGGCGCGGATCGGGTAAAACCAAGAACTTCGCACGGGCGCTCATTATGCGCTCGACGGTCGAAAAGCTTCGCGTGCTCTGCACTCGTGAAGTTCAGTTGTCTATCCGGGAATCGGTTTATGCGACGCTTGTCAACGAGATTCAGGAACTTGGGCTTTCCTCGCAGTTTGAAATCTTGTCGAACGAAATACGCTCGGCAAAAGGCGGATCGTTTATATTCCGCGGTCTGGCAGCAGAAACCATTGACTCGATTAAGTCTCTCGCAGACATTGACATTGCGTGGGTTGAAGAAGCACAAAGTGTTAGCAGAAAGTCGTTTGAAATGCTTTTCCCGACGATTCGTGCTGCTGGCTCGCAAATTTGGCTGAGTTGGAACCCGGTGCTGGAGTCCGACCCAATCTACGAAATGGTCTGTAAGGAAGGGCTTCCGGACTGCGCGAACCTTTTCGTCAACTTCGACCAGAATCCGTGGTTCCCTGATGTGCTGCGGCTAGAGGAACAGCATATGCTCGGGCGCGATCCTATCCGCCACGCGCATATTTGGGGCGGTATGCCGCTCCCGGCTGTCGAAGGTGCAATCTACTTCGATGATATTCAAGCGATGGAGCGTGAAGAACGCATTCGTTTGCTCACACAAGACCCGCTACTCCAGTTGTACCTCGTATTCGACTTGGGTTTCAACGATGCGATGACCTGCTGTGTCGTCCAAAAGACCAATAACGAGACTCGGGTCATTGATTTTATCGAAAACAACAAGGTTTCACTCGCTTGGTTCGACGGTGAGCTTCGCGGACGCGGTTATGAGACCGGAATTATCTGTCTCCCGCACGATGGACGCCACAAATCGCTGCAAACCGGCCTATCGCCCCAAGAAATTATGTCGATGTACGGTTGGACAGTCGAAATTGTTGATAATATCGGTGTCGAAAATGGAATTCGTACATGCCGCGAGCTAATGAGCACCATGTACATCGACCGGCATCGGTGCGAAGCGCTTTTGGAGCATTTGAAACGTTACGCGCGCAACAAACACGGCCATCCGGTCCACGACGAGCATTCCCACGCGGCTGACGCGCTGCGTTATGTTGCAGTTCATGCAAATATGATGATGACAGCATTTGTTGGCGGGTCATGGGGCAGTAAGGGCGGCGCCGGTAACGCACTTCCCTATCCGGACATTATCACAGCATAAGGTAAACAATGGATCAAGCACAACTTGCGGATTTGTTCGAGCGGGAAATGACGCCCGACACAAGCCCCTCCAATGTGGCTATGCCCGGTGTTCCCGCGCAAGAAATCACAGTGATGGGTGTCGATGACCGCGAACCCGCAGGATTCGAGGACGAAGGCGACATTAAAATGTCGGACGAGGAAATCGACAACATCCTCGGTATGCACATTCGCAATGCGGTGAACTGGTATGGTTCCGAGATTGCCACCGCCCAAGCTAAGGCGATGGAGTACTACCTCGGGTTGCCACAGGGTGATCTGGCGCCGCCCGGCGTTGCAGGTCGCTCGCAAGCGGTCGACACCACGGTTTCGGACATTATCGAGTGGATGATGCCCGCGCTGATGGAAATGTTCTTTGCGTCAGGCAACGTGATCGACTACGAGCCGCGCAACCCTTCAGACGAGAAGGGTGCAAAGCAAATGACGCACACCGCGAATTATGTCATCAATTCGCAGAATCCGGGCTTTCAGGTCTTTCTTGACTGGTTCAAGAATGCTCTGTTGAACAAGCTTGGTGTCGTCAAATGCTTCTGGGAGCCGACCGAGAACCATTCGCGTGAATACTTCAATCAGCAGACCGATGTGCAATTGGGCTTGCTGGTCGACGACCCTGACCTCGAAATCATCAAAATCACGAGCTACGTTGATCCGCATGCAGAACGTGCGGAAATGGACCGTTTTAAGCAGCAATCCCAAGCCTTCGGCCAGTGGCAGCAAGCCGCAGCCCAAGCGAAGGCGCAAGGGCTTCCGTGGCCGCCCATGCAGCCGCCAGCGCCCCCGCAGCCGGGGCAACCGCCGCAAGCCGCCCAGCCGCAGCCCATGCAGCCCCCGCCACGGCCCGCCCCGATCAACTTGCAAAAGTTGCCGCAGCTTCACAATGTGATCGCACGGCGGGCGAAGAAGTCGGGTAAAGTGTCCATCGAAGCGATGAATTCGGAAGACTTTATTGTCGATCCGCGCTCGCGTCGCGTCGAAGACGGCTTTTCGGCTCACCGGCTCAAGCGCACGATTGGTTACCTGCGCCAGCAAGGCTACAAGAACGTCGATGATATTTCGTCGGACTCCGATGCTGAGAGCGCGGAGAATTCCGAGGTACAGCTTGCCCGCCAATCGCTTCAGAATACCTATGTCCCGCCGAATGCGACCGAGGACTACGGTGACGAGTCGATGCGGGAAGTCTGGCTCTATGAGTGCTACCTCCCGATTGACTGCGACTTGGATGGTATTCCGGAATGGCGCCGCATCACGCGCGCTGGTGACCAAATCCTCGAAAATGTGATCGTAGACGGTCCTCCATTTGCCACATTGTGCCCGGTGCCGATCCCGGGTCTGCTCTATGGGCGCTCGCTTGCCGACCTTGGCATGATGACGCAGTATAGCAAAACCGGCTTGCTTCGTTCGCTGATCGATAATGTCAACGTGCAGGTGAATGGCCGCACATGGGCTATCGAATCGCAGGTCAATATCTCGGATTTGCTCACCAATCGCCCAGGTGGCGTGGTGCGAGTCAAGTCTGCGAACGCGGTCGGTATGCTGCAACAGGGTCTGGCAGATAGTCAAGGCGCTTACCAGCTACTTGAGTTCCTCGACAGCCAGTCGCAGGAGCGCACCGGAGTCACCAAATACACGAAGGGTACTGATTCCGACGCTTTGAATTCGACGGCTACTGGTATCACGAATCTGACGGAGCGGGCTGACCTTCGGGTCAAGCTGGTCGCGCGATGCTTCGCTGAAACTGGGGTCAAACGCCTGTTCATGCTGATCCAGAAGGAACTCGCCAAGCACCAAGACCAGAACATGGTTTTCAAGGTGAACGAGGACTGGGTAGACGTCGATCCCCGCACGTGGCATAACGAATATATTCTCGTGCCGCGCGTTGGGCTGGGAAGTGGCGACCGCAGCAAGAAGGTACAGCAGCTGTTGCAACTGATGGGCGTGCAATCCACTGCTGCGCAAGCTGGTCTTACAACGCCGGAGAATCTGTATAACTCGGCGTGCGACCTGGTGGATGCGATCCAACTCGGCAAGCCGCAGCGCTACTTCACGTTGCCCGATCCCAATGCACCGAAGCCGCCGCCCCCGCCCGATCCCAACATGGTTCTGGTGCAGGGTCAGTTGCAAATTGAGCACCAAAAAGCTCAGGACAAGCGGGAAACGGATCAGTTCCAAGCGCAGATTGACGCACAGAACGACCAGCGCGATTTCGAGCATAAGCAAGCACTCGAAGCCGCCAAGCTGCAAAACCAACGCGAAATCGAAGCGGAACGCCTTGCGTGGGAGAAAGAGAAGTTCTACGCACAGCTGACCGCCGATCGTGAAATTGCAGCGCTCAAGGCAATGGCAACCACGCAACAAGAAGCGGATATGCGCCGTCAGACTTTGGCGGATCAGAACGCCGCAGCGCTGCGTGATGCACATGTGGATAGCGCCCATCGCGACGCAGACCGCCAGCACGAAGCAGAGCAAGCAGACGCACAACGGCAGCATGACGCCGCGCAAGCAGAAGCGGACCGACAGGCACAAATTGAAATTGCCCGTCAGAAAGCCGCTCAAATCACGCCGGGTACAGCTGAATAGTTGATCCCGGCAACAAGCCACGTTATATTAACCTCAACACGGAGTAGGAACAATGGACGGCGAACTGATGGACTTGGCTTCGGCCTTTGACGACAATCCCGCTGATGCAATTACGGGCGAAGACGACAAGGTTGTCGCACCGGTTAAGGAAGAAGTGGTTGTTGTCGAGCCGACGGATGACGAAGTCGAAGCCGAAGAAGGCGACGATCAGGAAAACGGCGACGAATCGGCTGAAAGTGACGATCCTGACCTTGACTTGGACCTCGACGGTGAAGAAGCCGACGAAGGTAAAGACGCAGCCGCAGTCCTGAAGGACGATACTCCGATCGAGTTGGTTATCGACGGCGCAAAGGTCACCAAGACTTTCGCTGAGTTGAAGGCAGAAGCACAGAAGTATGCAGGGGCCGAAAAACGGTTCGAAGAAGCGGCAGCTATCCGCAAGGACGCTGAGACGCGACTGGCCGTGCTTCCGGAGCGGGAAAAACAGCTGGGGCAGGTACTCGAGTATTACATCGCCCAAAGCGCTCAGTTCTTGGATAAACAACCGAACTGGGAACAGCTGATCGCTGAAGACCCGCAGAAGTACCTCGCCGAGCGACACGCTTGGGAGAAAAAGCAACAGGAGAATTTGCAAGCACGGCAGATTCAAACCGAGTTGCAACGCCGAAATGCGGAGCAAGAACAGGCATCGAAAGCACAACGAGTCGCCGAGGAACGTACCAAGTTGCTCGGAGCGATACCGGAGTGGCAAGACCCTGCGAAGGCAGCAGAAGGCGCACGAGCGATTGACCAATATTTGCGCGGTGCTGGTATCCCGGCTGAAATGCTCGGTGATATTGACCACCACCAAGTGCTGGTAATCGCACGCAAAGCGATGCTGTATGACCAAGCAATCGCCAAGCAAAAAGCGGCCCGCGAGACTGGAGCGCAACGGCAGAAGCCGAATCAGCAAGCGCAACCGAAAGCGGCCCGTGTCGAGCGTCCCGGTGCAGCAGCGCCTTTGCCGACCCAATCGCATCGCACGCAAGTGCAGCGAATGAATGCGGCGAAAGCGTTCAAGCAAGCACCATCTGTTGACACGCTGGCAAGTCTGTTCGAATAAGCGAACGGCGAACCGGCACACGAAAAGGGCTTTACCATGCCGAACAATACCCTCACGACCTATGGCGTCGTTGGCAACCGCGAAGACCTGTCCGAAAAGGTTTTCATGATTACCCCGAGCGACACGCCGTTCACGTCGTCCATCGCCAAAACGTCCGCCGATGGCGTGTACCACGAATGGCAGACGGACTCGCTCCGCGCTCCGAATGGTCAGAATGCGGCCGTCGAAGGCGCTGATGCAACCTACGCTGCGCAAAGCCCGACCGTCCGGATCGGTAACCGCACGCAGATCATCAAAGACACTTTCTCGGTGTCGAACACGCAGGAAGCCGTCAAGAAGGCTGGTCCGAAGGAAGTTGCACGTCTTTCCGCCAAGAAGTCGGTGGAACTGAAGAAGGACGTCGAAGCTGCCTCGCTGGCAAACCAAACCTCGGTGGTCGGTTCGTCGACCGTCGCTCGCACGATGCGCGGTGTTGCTGGCTGGTGCCAGACCAACTTCGTCGGTGGTGCTGGTTCGGCTGCTCCGGTTCCCGCAACGAACACGGCGCCGGTCGCTGGCACGCCCGCAGCGTTCACGGAAGGCATGCTGAAGTCGATCCTGCTGAAGACGTATCAAGCGGGCGGCAATGTCACGCAAATCCACATGCGCCCGAGCGACAAGCAGCTGTCGAGTGGTTTCAGCGGCAACGCAACTCGCATGCAGGAAGTCGACGGCAACGGCAAGTCGGCCGTGCTGCAAACGGCATATGCCGTCTACGCCGGTGACTTCGGCAACGTCGCAATGATTCCGAACCGTGTTCTTTCGGCAATCAACGACAACGCGATCTATGCTATCGACCCGTCCATGTGGGCACTGGCAACGCTGCGCGGATTCGAGAAGACCGAACTTGCGCAAACCGGCGACGCCCGCAACTGGCAGATCGTGTATGAAGGCACGCTGGAAGCACGGAACGAAGCGTCGTCGGGTCAGGTTCGCGACTTGACGTAAACGAAGGGGCTTCGGCCCCTTTCTTCTTTCCGGAGTCAGACATGCCGAACGTATTTACTCCCGACTTCGGGTCGGGCGATGTGCTTGCTGTTGGTACTTCGAGCGCGTCCAAGACAATCGACGGCAATTCGTCCAGTATCTATCTGTTCAACGATGGTACTGTGACGGTTTTCGTCCGTTGGAGCAAGGGCGCGTCCAATGCAGTTGTGAACAAAGACTTGGCGATGCCACCGGGATCGATTCAGACTTTCGGGAAAGATTCCCGCGATACGCTGTCGGCTATCTGCGCGAGCGGAACGTCGAATCTTCGGTACATCACCGGCCAAGGGGAATAATATGGCAAATCGCGGTGGTGGTGGTGGTGGCGCTGGGCTTCCGGGCGCGCCGGGGGCCGACGGGAATACGATTCTGACCACAGTCGGTCAGCCGATTTCGACGGTCGGTAAGGACGGCGATTACGCCTATGATCCGTCGTCAAGAACCATGTATGGTCCGAAATCGGGCACATGGTCTTCTGGCGTTTCCATGAATGGTTTGGCGGGCGCTCCGGGCGTGGACGGTGCGACCATTCTACAAACGAGTGGCGCACCGTCGAACGTAACTGGTAAGAATGGCGATTTTGCCATCGATTCGACCGCAAAAGTCATGTATGGCCCCAAGTCGGGCGGTGCATGGCCTGCTGGCGTTTCACTAGCTGGCTCGGCTGGCACGAACGGGACCAATGGGGCCGATGGCAACACCATTGTGGCTACCACTGGCGCACCGTCGAACGTAACTGGTAAGAATGGCGACTATGCGTATGACGCAGCCGCCAAGCTGATGTATGGGCCGAAGGCTGCCGGAACTTGGCCCGGCGGGGTCTCGCTAGCTGGCACGAATGGCACGAATGGCACGAATGGAACCAACGGCGCTAATGGCGCAAGCATTCTGGCTACAACCGGTGCCCCTGCTGGTGGTGTTGGGCAGAACGGTGACTATGCGTTCGACTCGACAGCCAAGATGATGTACGGGCCGAAGGCTGCGGGCGCATGGCCCGGTGGCGTTGCGCTCTCGGGAACCAACGGAACGAATGGGACAAACGGTACGAATGGGGTGGGTTGGACCAGTGGTACGGGTGCGCCGAATGATGCAGATGGGCAGCCGAATGGCGCGCTATACCTCGACCAAGACCCCACTGGCGCCTACAACTTCTATAAGAAAGTGAGCGGCACCTACGGAACAACCCTTGGGTCGCTTCGCGGTCGGGATGGGGCAGACGGCTCGTCTGGCGCTTTCAAGGGCTGGAATATCACGACCGGCACTCCTTCGGCTGGGCTAGGGAATACAGGCGAAGCGGCGATTGATCCGGCTACGGGCTTGACCTGGTTGCCGAAGCAAGCGTCGAGCGCCCCGACTCCGGACGGCTTCTTCGGCTTGAACACGCATATTTCCAGCACGTATGCGCCGACCAGCGGCGTGCCTACGCCTGCCCAATATGTGGCCAAAATGCAGGATTTGGGCGTCCAGATCGTTCGAACCAATGTCAGCAACACGACTTCGGCAACAACGACTCTGCCCTATTTCCAAGCGTTTAAAGCTGCTGGCATCAAGACGATGGCGGTGCTGGACCAAGGCGTGCCGCTCGGCAATAGCTATGCGACCAATAAGACGAACGGTCAGTCATACGCGTCGGGTATCGCTACGATTCTGGCGGGCTATGTCGATTATTACGAAATGTCGAACGAAATCGACTTTTCATGTCGAACTGATGGTGGTTCGGGCGGCGCGCGGTCAACAGCAAGCAATGGTGTCACTGGCTCGCAGATCGGGAAAGGTATTGACGGTTCGATTCCGGGCGACTATTCGGTTGCTTCAATCAATGCGCTGCGCGGTTGGATCGCGGGCGGTTTGATCGGTATCCGGGCTGCTGATGCGACGGCGAAGTGCAGTTACGCGTCAGGCGTGCCGTTCGCATATGTCGTGCTGGACATGATGGTGAATGGCCGCGAACCGGCGCCCCCTGCTTCGCAGACTCCAACTGTCACGGTTGCTTCGGCAAATCCTGCGATTGTATTGGATTTCGCTACTTCGCATTGGTACTCGTCGATGGGGAATTGGCTTAGCGCCGGTCCTTCGACGTATCTCGGCGCGTTGCAAAACGTCCCGGCTCAGATGCGCTCAGTGTCGGGCAATCTG